GGGTTGGTGCTAGCTGCTTTTATGTTGGCTTCTACCTTAGTGTATGGCGAAACAGACATTGCACAACACCTGCAAGACGTTAGCGTGACGATCAAGGCATCTGGAGAATTTGGTGGAGGTTCCGAAGGATCGGGCGTACTCATTACCAGAGAAGTCAAATTGACTAATGATGGCCTGGAAGCCGTAACCATCAATTTTGTTTGGACAGCGGCTCACGTTGTAGATGGTTTGCGTTCGACTCGTATGATTATTGGTGCGAATGGGCAGAAGCGAACCGTTGTTGAATTTCGAGATGCTCAAATCGTTAAAGAGCTAGTCGAGGAGGGACGTACTGTCGGTGAGTTTAAGATGCACGCCAAGGTAATCCTTTATAGCGATTCCGAAGAAGGACATGATCTAGCATTGCTTATGGTACGTAAGCGTAGCTTCGTATCTGCTAATGCCGAATTCCAGCTGGGTGAGACTCCAGTAGCGATTGGAACTCGACTGGTCCACGTTGGTTCGCTGCTAGGACAAGCCGGTGCTAACTCCATGACTGACGGTATTATGTCACAGATCGGTCGCGTTCTGCAGTTAGGTTCTGGTGATGGAACTATCTTTGATCAGACCACGGTTAATGCTTTCCCTGGTTCTTCTGGTGGTGGGGTATTCCTCACTAATGGCAAGTACGTTGGCATGCTAGTACGCGGTGCAGGTGAAACCTTCAACTTGGTCGTACCGGTTCGTCGTATGCAAGAGTGGGCGAAAGAACGAGATATCGCATGGGCATTAGATGCTAAGGCGGCTGTCCCTTGTCTAGCTGATCTCTATAAACTTAAGATTGAAGATGAAGAGTTGGGAAAGAACAATGATCGATCTGATGATTCCAAAAAGTTCGACTTTGCTATCTATGAGCAGGAGTAATCATAATTATGTGGATAATAGCTCTACTCTTAATGGGAGATGTAGGACAGGAATATTCCAATAAAGTCTACGACCGCGTAGACCTAATCATACTTAACCACGTATATGCTCAGACATCTAACGGCCTTATGCGATTAGAACTCGATCAAGTTATATATTTAGACTTTGTCGAAGCAGAGGGCGAATATATAGTTGTCGACTGGAGGAACTGTAAGTCTGGTCGTAAGAAATATACGGCCAAAGCTCGTCGAGTAGCGATAAACAAAATGAAGAAGGATGTGTGGGACGAGTGGAAATTGGTAGCAGGAGATAATAATTTTATACCAGAATGGTATGGGAATAATCAGGTTCCTAGATTTAATCCCATAACAAATAGGTATGAGACAGTATTTAATGATGCGACAAATAAATGTATTCGTCACATTTCTTCTACTACCTTTCAAGAGATCTCTACTGACTATGATCTTGAACGTCACAACCTCACTATATATCCTTTAGACACGAGGAGAAAACTTGGACAATCAGTTCACAAACGGTCCTGGATTCCCCTCATGTATTAGAACATCCGAGAATGAGCAATAACAAATTCACTATTATTAGAGACACACGAGAGAAACGGGCACATGGATGGACGTATGAGGAGAACGCCCAATGTGCAGGTACTCTTGTGGAAACCTTAAGAACTGGAGACTACAGTGTCCAGGGGCTAGAGGACTTTGTATGTATTGAGAGAAAAGAAACAATACAGGAATTTGCACGGAACTGCGTAGAAAAACGATGGGGTGACTGCATGAAACGTATGTCTCAGGTGCGGCATTCCTATCTCATATTAGAGTTTGATTGGACGGATATAGATAGATATCCTTATTCGGCCAAGGTTCCCCGATCCGTGACGAAGAAAATGTGCTGGGCAAATGGCAAGCCTAAAATAGCTGTAAAATATATCTGGAAAGTTATAGAGTCAGCACGTACGGATTATGGCATTCACGTTATAGCTTGCAGCGATAAGATTAAAGCTGAGAAGTTAGCGTATAGAATAATGAAGAAGGCCAATGAAATATACCTACGACGTTGAGAGCTATGAGCACGCTTATCTGAGAATATCGAATGATGATTTAAAAGCTGCTAATATTAGCAACCCATTTGACGATATGACTGATTGGCAAAAGGACAATTTCCATCTACACGTATTAAGTATAATGCGTGATCCTAGATATATGCATTGGACTATCAAGCATCTACTCAATATAGACTTACTGCCACAGCAAGTAGTGATTTTACAGGAACTGTGGGTACGGTCTTTTCCTATGTACATAGCTTCACGCGGCTATGGCAAGTCATTTTTACTAGCTGTTTATGCTACATTGAGATGCCTTCTTGTACCAGAGTCTAAGATAGTTATTGTTGGAGCGGCGTTTCGTCAATCCAAGGTTATCTTTGAGTACATGGATGTGATCTGGAAGAATGCTCCGCTGTTGCGTAGTCTCTGTAGCGAATCTAGCGGTCCTCGACGTGATGTTGACAGATGCACTCTAAGGATCAATGATAGTTGGACAATTGCAGTTCCGCTCGGAGATGGCTGCCTATCCTCTACATCTTACCTAACATACCAAGATACGATTGATACTATATCAGTAGAGCACGATACAGATCATCCTGACCAAGAGACTGTTAATAGAAAAAGAAACGTTTGGGGTAATGGCCGTTTTCGCGAATCGGATGAGTCTTACTGTAATGGTGTTAAAGATACAAAGAGTATAGTAACCAAAAAGGGATACAATATAGAAGGTACACTGAACCATAAGATAAAAGTCTATAATAAATTAGATCTATCAATTGGATGGAAAAGATTTGACGAGATTTCTGTAGGTGATCACCCTGTAATAGATCGTTCTGAAAGATGGCACAAGGGAGAGGGAAAAGTTACTGCAGACGAGGCATATGCTGTTGGATTAATGATTGGTGATGGCTGTTGGACACAAGACTATCGCCTTAGCTTTGCTACTAAAGATGATGAGTTAGCTCAGGCATTAATAAGAGGTACTGGTCTTTCTTGGAAACGGGTGGCAGACAACGTTCACTGGAATATGTGTGGCAAAGAAAAGAAGGCTAACTTTCTAAGTAGGTACGGACTGACAGATAAGTGTTATGCAAAAGACAAAACTATTCCTCAATCTATTCTATCGTCGTCTAAAGAAGCTGTCTCAGCTTGTCTCTCAGCACTATATGATACCGATGGGCATATACAGGTCCAAACAGCTAAAGGTGGAACAGGAATAGCAATAGGCTTTACCAATACATCGGAACGCTTAATTGATCAAATGCATTATCTTCTTCTTCATTTTGGTATAGTAGCCTACAAGACATCAAGGGATAGGAATGAAAATTGGAATACTATTTATGAACTATTGATTACTGGCAAGGATGTGCGATTATTTTATGAGAGGATAAATTTCCGTCTTGCTCGTAAGCGAAGAATATTTGACGCTGGGATGCAAGATAAGATACGAGAGGTGTCCGCTGGAGATATTATCCCAGGCCTTATCCCTACTATGACGGCTATAGCTAAAGATAATAGAAGAGTGGCGATGCCTAAGATTAGTGCTAGTAAAATTGAAGATCGTAAAGAAGCAACTCGTGATTTAATTACTGACTTTTGTGCTAAATATATGAACGCAAAAGGAGTATCTCATATTGAAGAATTAAACGATCCAGACATCTACTATGATGAAGTAGAGTCTATCGTTGATGGCAAGGCGGCTACATACGACGTACATGTGCCAGACGAGCATGAGTATTGTGCAAATGGGTTTTTCTCACACAATACAAAGATACGTGGTTTACGTGCTCATACCGTTATAGCCGATGAATTTAATTCCATCCCGGTAGAGATCTATGAAACAGTTGTAGCAGGTTTTGCCTCTGTACACAAAGACCCAGCACAGAACGTGAAAGAAGCATTTCGGCGTAACGCGATGAAAGCGGATGACGTATGGACGGAGTATCAAGAAGAGAGTTATAAAAGTCGTCATAAGAATCAATCTATCTTGTCCGGTACTGCGGGCTATGACTTCGAACCGTATGCTGACTATTGGCGAGTATACAAAAAGATGATTAAGGGAGAGGGCTATGATAGTGCGTTTGGAGATGACGAAGAAAAAGTAGAAAATGAGAAAGGCATGCCCGAATATATGGAGCGTCTTGACAGAGGGGAGTTCTCAATAATTCGCATTCCTTACGAGTTGATTCCCGAAGGGTTTATGGATGATCAACAAGTATCTCGTTCTCGGGCTACTATGCATAGTGGTATCTTTATTATGGAATATTCAGCATGTTTCGCCAAAGATTCTCAGGGTTTCTTTAAGCGTACCTTGATTGAGGGGGCTACAGCTACCGATAAAAATCTTGCGAAGTCAGGTTGGCCCCAATGGTGTGATGATCCGTTTGAAATAATTACAAAGGGACGTGCTGGTAAACAATATGTCTTTGGAATTGATCCTGCGTCTGAAAATGATAACTTTGCCATTGTGATTATAGAGTTACATCCTGAGCATCATCGTATAGCATATGTATGGACTACTAACAAGAAAGACTTTAGTACCCGAAAAAAGCTTGGCCTTACAGACTCAGATGACTACTATGGATTCTGTGTGAGAAAGATTCGTGACTTGTATCGACTGTTTCCGTGTGTAGGTATAGGTATTGACTCTCAAGGAGGTGGCTATGTTATTGCCGAAGGCCTAAGAGATAAGGATAAGATCCTTGCAGGCGAACGTCCTCTGCTGCCTATCATAAATGACAAGAAAGAAGCCGATACCGACTTGCTAGACGGAGATCATATTATCGACTTAATTCAGTTTGCCAGTGCCGAATGGACCTCTAAAGCTAATCATGGCCTGCGTAAAGACATGGAAGACAAGGTGCTTTTGTTTCCTCGTTTTGATAATGTAACATTGTCTTTGGTATCTGAACATGATAAGATCCAGTTTAAGAAGCTTAAGGAGCGACTTGGTGATAGTCCAGCTTTGAAATTATATGACACTCTGGAAGATTGTGTTATGGAGGTAGAAGAACTGAAAACGGAACTTTCCACTATCACCATGAGTCGTACAGCGTCAGGCAGAGAAAGGTTTGATACTCCTGAGATCAAATTGAAGACAGGCAAGAAAGGTCGTATGAGAAAGGATCGTTATAGTGCTCTGGTCATCGTTAATA